AACGCTGCTTCTCTCTTCTTCCATGTTGAGAGGGTGGCCTTGGTCTACGCACACCGCGTTTGCGAGTCTACCGGTCTTCTTTACCGCTCTGGACTCAGTGTTGCCGCGCGCTCGCTCCCTTTGGATTTTTCACAATCCACTGTGGAGCCGGAGATCAAAACTCAGGTGTTTTGGTCTGTGGATGGACTTGAGGATTTGGGATTAGGGCTTCCATGCTCTTCCCGAAATTTCTCAGTGAGTGGCTCTGAGTGCCGCTCAATTTTGCGTGCTGGGTGTCCTGATGTATATAAGGAAGCTTTTGCGCAGATGGGGGTTGATGGTGATTGTGAGCCTGATGGGTCAGGCAATCCCATCCCCTTTGAAACTGTTAATCAAGGACTTTTGCGAGATTTTCCCAGTTGGAGAACATGTGGCTGGGATCCACGCACTCGTAGAGTGCCTCAAATTCTCAATGAGCCTTGTTATTGTGAGCGTTGTACCTGTCCTTCTGGACATGCTTCCGCACGTTACTATCAGTGCGGTTGTGGATATACTTGTCACAAATGTGGCGAGATGTTTTATAGATGTCATTGTCCTGTGTTTGGTGTAAAGAATGTTCCAAAGATGGCCTTTTCACAGATGGATGTGAAGGATGCAGCTGAGGAGCTTGAGGAGCTCAATATTGTTCCTCCACCAGGTCGTCGTGCTGTATATTTTGGTGATGTCGCTCGTAATTTGGGAGTTGTTCACGACCCTGAAGGGTTACATATTCAGAACTCCCCTTTTGAGTGTGCTGTTATTCGCTGTGCAAACTATTCTCCAGGTTATACTGGAATATGTCCTACATGTGCGAATTTACGGTATGCTCGTTGTCCAAATTGTGAAATGATGTATGATGATTGTGTTTGTTGTCCTCAATGTGGTTATGATGATGGTCTTGGTCGTTGTCGTTGTTGTGTTGTTTGTGCGTCAAGCCCGGCAGGGAATGCTTTGTCGGCTGATTATCACCGTCGGGCAGGTGTGCCCATTGCAAAAGTGTATAAATGCGGTGATTGTAAATTTGTATATTATTGTAGTAAAGAGTGTCAGAAGAAACACTGGGCGATACATAAATATTTGTGTCGCGTTATTGCAAAGAAGCCGCGCATTCCCTTGTGTTGTTTGTGTGGGAATGGTTCCGATGGCCATGAGTGTGATTGTTGTCATGTTTGCCGTCGGGGTCCTGCAATTAAACCGTGTCGCACACACGGTGTTGCGTGTCCGCAAGCAAATCACCCGAGTCTGGTCTCGAAGTGTGTCGCAACCTGGCAGGATGATGGTTGCGATTTGAAGTTTTGCTCAACTGCCTGTGCGTCTTATATGGCTGATGTGTTGAATGGTAAGACGCAGAAGGAGGCAGTTGCTCAAGGAGGCGTTTCATCGTCTATGAGCAAAGCAGCTGCTGTTGCGGAGCATATTGAACCTGATATGGTTGATGATGTGCATGATGCTGTCAAAGTTGTGGGTGGCGAGGATATGAAAGGTGTCCTTGAGCAACTTAATGGCGGTGGAATTCGTGCTGTTGTTGACTTTATGAAAAGTTTCAATAGTTTGGCGTCGTTGAATCCCATGAATCTCTTTTCAGGTTCTTCAATTTCAGTCAAGATTCAACTTTCATGGACTTTTATTAAGAGTCGTTTGAAAGATTGTTGGGATTTTATTGCTCAAAAGGCTGCTGCTGCGAAGAAGAAGGTCGCAGAGTATGTGCCTGATTTGAAGTTTATTTTGAAACTTCTTATGCTCAGTGTGTTCACGGGGTTATTTGGTTATGGAGTTGTTTCCTGGGTCCAGTGGAACAGATTCCATCAAGAGATGCGTGAATATTTTGCTTTCCTTAGGGACGGAAAGTTATGTGTTGAGCAGGACATGATTGGCGATGGGCGAATCAATGTCAGTTCAGAAGATCCTCAGTACCAGGATTTTATGAAGAAGCTTACGGAGCATAGCATGCAAACGAATATGCTATGGGATGTGTTTGATGATGTGAGTTGGTGTTTCAGTCAACTTGGGAGCTGGTTTAGCGGAGCGTGTATAATGTCTAGCGCCGATAAACCAGATGCCGAGAAGGCTGAAAAAGAAGCCGTTGCCCAAGGCGGCCATTCGACTCGATCGTTTGCTCCGATTATTGCGGGTGCTGCGTTGTGTGCGTTACCTGGGGATATGCGAAATTCTCAAAATGCTCTTACTGCGATTAAGAGTATTTCCCAGGTGACAGGAGGAATCACAACGATTGATGCTGCAGTTCAGTGGCTCCTGGGGATTTTTCCAAGTTGGTTTAAAGACTATGCTCTAACGATTGGTCTTTATCGCCCACTTGGAGAGTGTTCTCCGGAGTATGCGCGTGCTGTTAACCTTTTGGTTAACTTGTCAAAGGAAATGCGGAAGGCAGATGCTACGCCGTCTAAGGAGCAGAAGAAAGCTTTTATTGACACATTCGAAATTGTCAATATGGGCATTTTGGAGTTGCCTCCTGAGGAGACGGGTTTATCTCGGTATGTTCGTAATACTGTGAAGGATTTGCAGGATTATGTGAACAAGTTGAAGACTGAGATACGTGAAATGCCGCGTGCTGTGCCAGGAGTTTGTTGGTGGGATGGAGCTTCTGGTATTGGGAAAACATCAACAATGAAAGATATGGCGTGTTTGCTATATCCTGGCCGTTCCTATGATTCTGTCGTGTTTACTCGAACGAACATGACGGATTTTTGGGAAGGCTATAATGGTCAGCCAATAGTTTGGTTTGACGAGCTTGGTCAGGGAACGCCGCAGGATAAGCTGGAAGCAGCTTTGGAGCTTATCCGCCTGATCAATGATGCGCCCTTTTTGCCAAATTTTGCCTTTGGTCAGAAGGGTCAGTGTGTTGAGCCAGAGTACATTTTTATCAATTCAAATGTACCTCTCCACACTGAAATTGTGGGTCTTGCAGATCAGACAGCATTCCGCCGAAGAATGCTGCCTGGGTATAAGATGACTATTAACAATCTTTCTGTTGATGGTGTCCAACATGTCTTGGTGGACAATGCGGGTCGTCTTATTCCGGATGCGGTGCAAGCGTTGCCTCAAGATGTCAAGTGTCGGAAGTCTTGGCAGAGTTTTTATCCATACAAGTTCAATCAGATGGGCCAGTTAGATCTCTCTACGGTCCCAATTGAATTTCCTGAGATGGTGGACCAGGTTCGTCTTTCACGAATTTTGGCCCTGGAGAATCAGAAGAATCAATATCTCGATGTTCAAGAGCTTTTAGCGTTTTATCGCCAACCAACGGCGTATGCTGAAGCTCAGATGGAGGTTGTTCAGGATGACAACGATGATATTGACATGGCATGGGCAGCGCGGGTTAGCCGAAGTGGAAAGCCAGCCTTTACACAGAAGCGAGCCCCAAATTATCATCGCCAGCAAAAGGCGATTGATGAGCGTAGGAAGAAAGAAGCAGCTGAGGCAGCTGCACAGGCAAAAGTTCAGCCTGTTGTTCCTACAAAGGTTGTTGTTACGGAGAAGGCAGTCCCAGTCAATAAGGGGAAAGGAATATTGACTTTGGGCCGTAACTTGACACCACCTCCTCCCGTTGTGCCAAAGGGAGAGTCGCAGGTGGTTAAGCAGCAATTGTCCTATGCTGGTGCAACGAAAGGTCCCTGGGGGGATCGTTCGGTGTCAAATGGAGAGGCGTGCTTGCATTTTTGTAAGCAATTTGACACTATATATTTCCCGACTCCACGTTTGGGAAATACTGCACGGCGTCAGGAGGAAGCGCGGTTCATGTGCTCAATTTACCCTAAATTGATGAGCATGATCCTCATGAAGACAGATGGAATGTCTCCTCAGCGTCATTACGTTGCTAATGTAGTGCAAATCCTCGCCTGTATTAAGCAATTTCGACCGGAGGATTATGAGGAGTTAAATCGTGGTTTGCCGAAAGACTGGAATACGAAGGTTCCGACAAAAAGAATTACTTCTACTTGTGATTCTGTTCGTAGAGCTTTCGCGACCGTTAGTAAAACAACGTTTACTGATGGTTCCTCTGAAGAGGATGAGGAAACCACGGCCCCTAGTGATGAAGAGGGGTTTGCCACTGCTGTTGCTGAAGTTGAAGAGGTTGAGACTGTGGTCTTTCATGATCGCGTGGAGCCTCAATCTGGTATTGCAGATGTGAAACCCGAAGAAGAGAAGAAGCATGTCACCATTGATGTTGAGGATTTTGATGATTTTGGTGACGACTCTTTGAAGTTGGGGTTTCATGAGCCCGATATTGCCTATCGGGAGGTTGTGGAGACTGACGCTGAAGGGAATCAGGTGAAGCGTGTGCGTCAGTATATCAATGGAAAGTCAAGATTGGACTGGTTGCGTGAGTGGGCAGCTCAGGATAAGTTTCATCTTATCTCCCACTCGAAGAGAATCTTGTCTGTTTTGGCTCTTCCCCGTAAAATGGCTCAATTGGCTATCCGCTTTTTCGACAAAGTGAGATCGGCCTTATTTTATGGGTTGAAGATGGATGTTGTGTATGAGAAGCTTGGTGATTCAGTTTACTGGATTAAGGAAAAGGCTGTTGCGTTTCAATGTCGCTTCCCGCACATTGAGAGGGCCATCTCGTACATAGTGAAGATCGCAGGAGTGCTTGCTGCAGCTTTTGGGCTTTATAAGCTAGCAAGTTACTTCATGGGCGAGAAAGTTGAACCGGTCCCTGAAGGCAAGGAAGAGGAGGATACGGTTGTTGCGGATGGAGCACATCGTAAGTATTCCCGTGGCAAGGGTCGTTATGGGGATGCTGATGAACTTGGTGGAGGAAAACGTGGCAAATCTCGACGCCATGTTTCTAACTCCACAAAGTATCATCGCAGATTACATGCTTCTGCTGATGGTGCGCAAAGTCCTGATGAAGTTCTGGTGAGAAAGCAGGAAGAACTTTATGAAGCAATTGGTGATGATGATGATGCTTTGCAGGATCATCACCAACAAATCTTTTCATCTTCGCAAATCATTCGGAAGATTGGAAAAAACTGTGCTCGTATGTACCGACAAAAGAATGGAACATCTTACAGGATGTATGGAATCTTTGTTGATGGGAATCGGCTTCTCATGCCTTTGCACTTCTTCCGCGAAGTGAAGGGTACATACGACAAAAATGCATCGGATTGGATCAGGAAAGGTACTAAACTTTGCCTGAAGACGAGTGTTGCTGAGATCAATTTCCCTTTTGATCCAGCTCGTCTCCTGATATCCGATTTTGTTGCCCCCAAAGGTGGTGGGGATCGTCAGCATCTCCATGTTGACTGGTGTTTTTATGATGTGCCTCTTCAGGAAAATAATCAATCCAATTTTCCGAAGATTACTCAGCATGTCATGGATATGGTCACCCCTGAGTCTATGGATGAATTCGATACATTCATCTTTATGAAGGCAGGTGTTGATCAGCCTTTTGAACATTACATCTTTGATGGAGCGGAGGTGGAGATGGAAGAGATCAAATATCGTTCTGATCCAACATCTCCAGAAAAGGATGTGTACATACCAGCGCAGGTATTGTATCAAAAGGTGCGAAATGGTGACTGTGGAGCAGTCCTCATTGGAGTTGGGCACAATCGACAGCCCAAAATCATCAGTATGCACACGATGAAGGTTGTTTCAGGAAGTCTGGAACAAGGTGGAGGCATTCCTTTAGGCAAGGATATGTTTCTTCGTGAGTATATCAACGGTCTTTATGATCGTATCTCCGATGAGAGGAAGGAGGATGCTCCAGGTGCAAAGCAAGCATCAGGCCAAATGGCAATTGGTACTGATCTCGGTGAAGGTTATGAGTATGTTGGGTTGACAGAACATGCCATGGGCAGCGTTGCTTCTTCTACGAAGTACGTGCTTTCACCGATTTGGTCGGAATCTATTTTGGACAGTTGTGATGTCCAGCCTGCTCTTCTTGGAAAGGAGAATGATGACAGGTGTGAGGGGATGGATTCCATACAGCTCATGAAGCGTGAGCTAAGTCGAGCGGCGCGACCTCGGGTCGATTATCCTTATGCGTTGGAGGATGTTGAGGAAATCGAGCAGGAGATGGGAGACAATTTGATTAAGCTTACAAACGCTGAAAAAGTTGTTGTTGATCTTCTAACCGAGGAAGAGGTGTTGAATGGGTGTCACCTAAAAGAAGCGCGCTTTAAGAACCTACAAGCGATGGTTAAACGCACCCACTCAGGTTATCCCTTTTGCACCTGGCCTCAAGCAAAAGGAAAGCTTCACCTGATTGGAGGAAATCAAGGTGAAATCAAAATCATTAATGAACAATTTCGGGAACGATTGGAGAAGTTGGAAGCAGCTCTACGGGCAGGTGACAATAGTGAAGTGATTTATATTGTCAACTTTCTCAAAGATGAGCTGCGTTCACTGAAGAAGATTCTCGCTCTTCGAACAAGAGTGACGAATAGTTTCCCGTGTCACCACACAATGCTAATGAAGAAGTACTTTGGAGCATTTGTGGATTTTCAACATGGCTCATGGGAGAAGCTAACTTCTGCAGTTGGCATCTCCCCATCTAGCATGGACTGGCAAGTTCTCGTCCATTACCTCATGCAAGTTGGAGGTGATGGATTTGATGGTGATTTTGAGAAATTTGAGCAATGGTTGTGTGAACAGATTGCGAAGATGATTGTTCGCCTGGTCAACAGATGGTACAAGCGTTTCCATGCAACTTGGGATCCCGTGGATGATCAAGTCCGCGATTTCTTGGTGCATTGGATTGTACATTGTTATTTAGTAGTTGGAAATGAAGTTTATAGAAAATCCAACATGCTGCCATCTGGTGCCTATGGTACAACAGTTCTATTCGGCAATCTCATGCTCGAATTTTTTATGCGGTTGGTTTGGAAGCACGTGATGTTGAGGGAAAAACCAGCTTATAGCGGGCAGACGTTCTATACCCGCTTTGTCCGTCTCAAGGGTTATGGTGATGATAACGTGAGCGGGCTTGCAAATGAAATTAAGGAGTACTACAATTTCCACACTGTTTCGTTGACTTTTGCAATCAAATTCGGAATTTCTTATACCCCAGCGGATAAGGATAAAGTTTTTGAGAAAAAGTATAAATCAGTGTTGGATTTACAATTCCTTAAGTTCAGGACGCGTGATGCAGGCATGCTTGGACCGCTTCCACAGCGATTCTATCCGAGTCCAGATCTCAAGGACTGCTTGCCGTGCCTGAAATGGATCTCCAAAGTTCTACCAGCTCGAGAGGCGATTGTCTCAAACTGTAACGATGTGTTGAAGCGTTGTTTTGGTTGGGAGAGACAAGCATGGGAAGAACTACGACTCCATCTTATGGAGTGCTTGGAGAGAGCGCAGATCAGTGAATCGCTCCTGACGTATCGAGCGATAATTGCAATGTGGAATGCTGGTATCATGGATGATAACAATGAAGATTGGGATATCATGTACGAGTATTTGGAGTGGTGTCCAAGAATTCGTAAGCGACGAAATCCGCAGAGAGAGAAGTTGTGTAAGGCTTTGACGGGGCAAGAACCTGTCGCCTATTCGCAAATGCTCTCAGCGGAACAAACTCTCGTCGCAACCGACGAGAATGTCCCAACCATGGAGGTTAAGCCAGCATCGCAAGGAGCCACAGTTATCACGAGGCAAGACAAATCAGATATGTGTGATCTGATGAAGAGATATTCGATTTTGTTTTCAGTTTGGGGAGGTCAACCAGTTGCAACCAACTTCCTCCTCAACAAATTTATCGATATCCAAGGAAATCAGCCTTGTGGTAATGTGTATTGGTATTCGCGGATGTATCGTTACTGGTACGGAAGTGTTCGGTTCATTATCCCAGCCGGCCCAAATATTCGTCTTTGTTATATGACCGAAGATGATGAAGCAGGATACTTTCCTGCTTTTAGCCAGCTGTTCGATTATGGTGGACTTACACCAGCGAGTGGAACACCGGGAACCGGTCCAGGGGTTTATTGCAGCCTCGGACGAGAGTTTTCGTTCCAAACGCCACCAGTAACGCAATACAAGATGTTTTGCGTACCAATTGAGGGATCAGATTCCTCAGAGAGAACCAATCCTGGTTTTCTTATTGCTGATCCCAGCAACGGTCCAGCGCAGTTGTATGTTGCGGGGGGGGATGATTTTAGACTTGGTTATGTTTTCCAGGTTCCGAGGGTCATCCCCCGAGACTTCTCGGCCGTGAAGAAGAAGTCAAAAGAAGCCCATGCCCAGATGATGAAGGGCATTGGGTTTAGTGAAACCGATGAGGTGAAGAATGCAGATGGTGGAAGGCCAATTGTCGAGTCAGTTGTCGACAATTTGGAGAAGCAGCAGTCTTTTGTCTCACTTGCAGAAAGATGGGAGTTGGTTACAACAACTCCGTTGTCTTGGACTACGTCACATGATATTACTCATGTTCTGTTCCAGGGTCAACTCCCATGGGCCGTTATTGGTCCGGTTGCGGCGACAGCGTTTGCACCGTTCATTTACTATCACTCAGATATTGAGATTCGATTCGAGTTGCAGTCACAACCATTCCAGCAGGGATGTGTGATAGCATACTTCGTTCCGGAGATGACTCCAACGAATGTCAATTTACATGTGAAAAGTTCACGAACGTCGCAAACAACGACGGTGCATACCAAAATGTCTGCAGGTGGGGCACGAAGTGTTGTGCTTACAATACCATATGTTCATCGGTTGAACAAGTTGAATATTCCGTTGGGTATTAGTCCAACAAATATTCAAGGAACGCTCACTGTGCAAGTGTTCAATTCTCTCACAGTCGGCGCGGATGCTATACAGAATTCCGCCGCATTGAGCATTTTTGCCAGGTTCAAGAATCCGACCTTCGAGATTCTTAATCGTGCACCTCCTTCTTTGGAGAGTTTTCGCGCTATGGTTTTTTCTGCCAGCCTTTATAATGTTGAGGCAGGCTTTTTGGAGATAGACGCAAAGGAGGAAGACGATGAAGAACACAGAGCGCCTGCGCGCCGTAAGCGACGACAACGGAAAGTCGCTTACGCGCAGGGTGGTTACTTGAGTGTAGCCAGAAACGTTACGCGGATTCTCCATGGTGGTATAGATTTTGCAGATACCACATGGAGAGCTGGACGCGCTATTCAGCGTACACGTTTTGATTATCCGAACATGGGAACGAACCCTGTCCCCCAGTTACCTATGGGTGGGCTCGATCTTGCAAACGGAATGAATCAATTACAATATTGTCGCGTCCTTGACATTGCCCCCGCACGAGGCGATGTATTGACAGAAGAAGACATCGGAACAAATGCACCCGAAATGAGTATCGCTTATTTAGCAGCGAAACCAACATTTTGGGAGACATTCCGATGGAGTGCAAGCGATGCCCCGGGGTCTGTGTTATATTCAGAACATATCACAGTTACCCCCGGAATGCTCGCGAGCTCGGTTAATAGTAGTTATCAACCGACGCTGATGGAATACGTGTTACTCCCCTATAACTTCTGGAGGGGTGATATTGTTGTCAAGATCGAAGTGATTGGAACTCAGTTTCATAGTGGCAGGTTAGCTGTGTGTACCTCTTACGGTAGTTACACTGACCCCACTTCTCTGTCTGACGCTCTCCTTCAATACGCTCAGATTGCTGATGTTTCAGCAACGGCGATGCAGTTCGAAGCTGTTATCCCCTGGCGTGGCGATCGGGAGATGTGTCGGATATCACATCATCCAGGTTTTGACGACATCCGCAACTTTAGTATTGGAAGGTATACTATCGTTGTCGTTAATCCCCTTCAATTTGGGGAAGTAGCGGATTCTGTCGAAGTCAACGTATATTTATCAGTTACGAATTTACGTTATGACTTTCCTGGGTTTGGGCCAGCATCAATATCAATTGTTGACCCTTACACCTAGCATCAGGTTGAGTGGCCTGAGGAACTTAGTCGAAGTTCCCAATGTATATAAGATCACGTACATGTACGTGAATGCATTGCACTCCTCTATAGCCCTTCGAAACGTCCTTAGTGCAAGATGATGTTTTGAGAATTTTTACTTGTTGCGGTTCGGGAGCCGTGGAGTTCAGTAGCTTGTTTGTGTATGAAGATTTGATAAGTTTTCTTATGCTCGTTCCTTTTGTGTTGTGTGACGAACAGCGCGGGAGAAGCACTTATATCAAAC